TAGTCGCCCTGAAAATAGTGTCCGTGATGGACGCCTTTGCGGTCGAAGTCCCACTCCCAAGTCACGAATTGGACGCCCCGCTCGGTGGGGTGGCCCGCCAGCACTGCGTCACCGAAGTCAGCAAGGATGCGGTAGTCACCAGTGAGATCGGTCGCCTTGAGCCGCAGGGCAGTTTCCAGAATCGCCATGTATTCTGAAGTCATTTTAGCAGTGTCGATCACCGCCTGCAAAGTGTCCTGCGCGCCGAGGGCATCGACACGCTCCTGCCGGTACAGCACGCTGCCCTTGCCGGAAACGCGGCAGAGGCGCCCTTTTTCCCAGCGGACGGGCAGGTGGTGATCTTCAATCGGTTCCACCGTAAAACCGTTCTGCCGCAGCCGAATGGCGGTTTCTTCAAGGAAACGGAGCTGCGCGGTTCCGCTCTGATCGTTCATTGTGAAGTCCTCCTCGTAAGCAAAAAATAAGCCGGAGCATCCTAAAAATGCTCCGGCCGGTTGACGGATTAAGTTGTGAAATGAAAAAGGGCGCCTATTTGATGGCTTCGACGAAACCAACAAACAGACGCCTGAAAGATCGTATGAAATTTTGAGGAAAAATCGCTCTATTCTGCGCCCGCAAAAAGGGCGCTTCTCAGGATATTGCCTTTGAATCTGTGAAAGGGGGAGTTCGAATCTCCCCAGTTACCAAAATAACGCGAAAATATCTTTTTTTCTGAGTGCGGAATTTGAAATAAAAAAAGGTGGCAACCCTTTGGTATTCTAAGCGTTGCGCTTAAAATATCCAAATTGTTGCCACCTTATGGCGCGGAAGAGAGGATTTGAATTCGATAGTAGGTGTAAAATGCTGTAAATGCGCGTAAAGAAATCCCTGTGTTTTCAAGGCTTTCCGGATTTTGGCGTAAAATGCTGTAAAGCCTTGTAAAAGCTGTTTGGGGTAAACTTAGGGGTCAAAATCAGGCTTAATTCTTCCCTTATTTGGCTCTCAAAAGTTCTTCCCAATTATCAGGGAATCCGATATGAGACAGCTCAATATCTCCAGCGTACTCTTCTAAAAGCGCTATTATGGCGCTCAGAACTTCACTGTTCCATCTGTCTCTGTCCGGGTACAAAAATTTCAGCATCACGATGTTATCAAAAAGGCTGCGTTGTAGCACGACAGGAAATCCCTTTGGCGTGGCCGGTACCGCAGAAAAGACACGATAGTACAAACGCCCGTAATGCGCGCAGATATTGCGCAGATCTGTACAGCAGCGCAGCCAGCTATCGAGATTGCCATAAGTGGTTTTATACAGGTCCCTTGCAATCTCCTTTTTATCTGCCGTCTTTAAATCGCGGTAAAAGAAAGACAGCATCCCAAACGAAAAAAGTTCCGTAGCGACCCATATAGGGAAATTGCCCTCATATTTTTCACAGTGGTGCTTCACAAATGGAACTGTTTTGTTGTGTTGTACTTCTGATTCAAACAGCTTCCGAAAGCGTGCATGATCGTGTTTGGACCCGTAATTTGACGCATCCATATAGCCGAGAGGGCCGTACTTGTGTGCGTAAAAATAAGCAAACTGTGTCCGCAGATATAACTCTACCTGCTCGACCGCTGAGAACAAAACCCGCCGCATTTTCCGGTCGAACTCGTATATTCTAAATACTCTGTGAAAGCTTGTCCCATCTCGATACATTCCATCAGCAGTTCTAAACGGCAGGAAGTACGCTGTAAAACGATAGTAGTTTATATGCTGTAGAACTGTTTTACAAAACGCTGGATCTACGATCTCGCAATGCCGCTCTTGAAGCAATTTCAACTGTTCGTCGTATGTCGTCGCAGGCTTCAGCTCCACAGCAGATTCCTCCCAGATATAAAATGTCCCCCCTGGGACACATCACACGTTGCCGTGGAGAGGTGCGGGGGGTCCTGTTAATATTATTATAGCCTAAATATTGCGGTTTGCAATTCGCGGGCTGCACAGAATTTGAAAAAGCGTACAAGCATTTTAGCCAAAGTGCTACAGAACAGCGTTTTCTTTCGGGTTTAACCCTACATCAGCCTGTGGAAACCACTTAACCCTAATACAAGACTCCACAAGTGTACGGATGCTGACCCCATCACTTGCTTCAACGTCACGGCAGACAATCACGTTGCTGCCTACTTGAAGTATATGCATTCTCGCCCTTCTTTGTCAATGAAAACTCACAATTTTTTACCGCAGACATGCTTAAACGTGCTCAGGCTGTTTCTGAACGGTTCCGTCTACGCTTAGCATCGCTCACTTCGATTCAAAATCAAATCGAGCTTCACTGCCCGGATTTCAAATCGGCGCAGTGACCGCCTAATCTGGACAGTCGCAAGGGTCTCATTTCAGATGAGGCCCTTAAGCTGCCGCAAGGCTCGGATTTCAGATCCGACCTTTAAGACATTCTCACAATATATGCAGCAAGAGCGGAGGAATCGCCCTCCGCTCTTCTATTATCCCTCTCTTTGCCCCTCAGAGGCCGCAGGAGCGCTTTCGTCACGCTCTATGGCTTCGTCTATGGCTCGGTTGATAAAGCCGTTTACACTCTCGCTGTGGGCTTCTGCGTGGGCTTGAATGATTTCTCTCTTTTCAGCATCCATTCTGATCTCCACGCGGACAAACTTTTCCATATATTTCTGCTGAGCCTTTTTTTGCGCTTCGGTTTTCTCTCCCATCAGATGCTCCTTTCAGTTTTTGAAATAATTATATCACACCTTAAAATCTAACGGTAGATACAAATTCCACAAATATCTACCGTTAGATTTATTTCTTCCGCCTATTGATATCTACCGTTAGATATTATATGATACGGCTATGCAAGACAGGAAACTGATTCGAGCATAAGAAAAAGCCCTCTGCATCCTCGCCGACCAAAGCCAGATGCAGAGAGCCACCAACCACCACAGGGAGGCCGGTATCGGTATTATACCGACCTCCCACCGAGAAAACAAGGAGGAAATATGAGTTATTTATCTGAGCTTACCGCACATGAGCGCCTAACTGTCGACAATGCAACGCTCGACATGTTTACCGCTTTCGAAAACGGATCAGACTTGATCTATGATATTTGGGAGCAGTATTTTTCTGATAGGGAGCGAAAAAATATCGAATCGAGAGACTTAGAATTCATTGGTCGCATCCTGTATTCTGTCTACGATAGAATGTCAAACGCCATCCGCGACTATCACTTGATGCTCGGGCACTATGACGCACCGGGCGTGCAGTGCTTTATAGACACAGCGAAACGCGCTCAACTGACGATAGATGCTGTAAAAGCGAGCGAACACGCGCGGAATGAAATGCGAACAGCGGCTTATGATCTCGACGATGCAGATGCAATTAAACTTCTGACAGGTAAGGGGGCAAGCGCATGAAACTTCTCTACTGCGCCCGCTGTAATACACCGCTTATGAACGCCGCCACGGTGCATATTTGCCCGTGCTGTGGGGCTGCGTACCGTCAGCGCGGCACGCACTTTTCCTTCGTCGCTGATCTGTCCGGCGTATCCGTCAAAGAGCCAATGCAGAGCATGGAGGTCACACCATGAACGCTAATGATAGATTCTACCCGGTCGTGCAAACGCCGGTCGGAAAGGTGCTGCTCATAGGCGCTACCATGACCGTCGAGCGCGAACGTGAGCTTTTCGGAAAGAAGGTGAAAACAGATGAGCGAGCAGGTACACACAACTGAGCAATTAGATTTGCAGGAGTTGAAAGAAGAGATTATCCGAAAAGTTATGATGCTTCCCGACAAAGATGTAACCGAGATGCTTGAATTTGTTAAGGCACTAACATAATTAAAGAGGACTGCACAAAACGGTGCAGTCCTCTTCTTTACTCTGAGCAAACCTTTCCTCGCTTTGCATGGTTCTTGAGTCCAAGTTCTTCTACTGTCAATGTGCAAGTTGTGATTACGCACGGTTCTCCCTCGTTTGTGAGCGGCCCATCCGGAAGTTCAATAGGCTCGAGGTTCGCAAAAGTTCCGCGATCTCTTCTTTACTAAGCTCGCAAAGCGGGTGTTCAGAATTGCTTTTGGTTCTCATCTACTGCCTCAATTTCCTGTTATTCCGCCGTCTGCAGCTCCACGAGCTGGTGGATCACTCGTTCCAGTCGCTCGAGCACGACATCATAGCCGAAGATAAACATTTGCATTCTCCTTTCCGGTTAGTACAGCAGCACGGGCTTACCCGCCGCGCGCGTCATGTTGTTGATGTTGGGGACGACCACGCGGGCAAGCGTCTTACCATCCACAACGAGGTTCACGTTGATGGGCTCGCGGCTACCCTGTGCCATCGCCTCCATGACCGCCTGCTTGATGGTCGAAAGCGGCGCTTCGACGTTCGTTCCGCTCTTCTGGTCGCCTAGCACGGCAAGAAACTTTTGGTTCGGCGGGATGACCGCACCGCTCGCAAGCGCTGGGATATCGTTGTACACAGGCGCATTGCCGTCTAAGCTCTGCGCCGCCACGCGACGGCTGCGCGCCGGTGCCTTTGTTGATACGCGCGTACCGGTAAAACCGGACGTTGCTTTTCTGACTTTGGAATCGTCCACACTATCAACGAAGAATTTGAGCGCAAGGCCAATCGCCGCCGAGATGATGAACGCCGTACCGGCGCTGACGATGCCCAGCGCTGCAAGGCCAACGCCAAGAACACCGGCCAGCAGTCCAAGAAGTACGCTGCGCCCGATGCTGACAAGCCGCTGCGTGCCCTTCTTCGGGTCTTTGCGGACGCTGTAAATGCTCAGTCCGAGAATCAGGCCTAATCCCATGCCGACGACTGTACCGACGCCCGGCGTCACGATAGAGCCGATAACAGCGCCAAGCAGCGCGCACAGCACGACGATCAACTCGGAAAGAAGCTGCGATTTGCCGCCGTGTTCCTCGTCCCCCTCTGCAAAGCCGGTGAGATAGAGGCCGAGGATCGCACCCAGGCTGAAACCGGCCACGCCGCCGGTGATGCCAAGAAACACACTGCCGAGCAGCGCACCGAGCAAAGCCGTGATGACCACGATCCACGCATCCTCTGCGTCCATCTCGGTTTTCCATGTTTCGGGGTCAAGGCCCACAAGGTACAGTCCCAGCAGCACACCGAGGGATAAACCGATGACGCCGCCCGTGATACCGCCGAACGCCGCGCCGAGTGTTGCACCGAGCAGCGCCGTTAAAACGGTCAGCCATGTTGCCTTGCTCTTGGGGATAACTTTCTTGTCAAAGCTCCATTTTAGGTCATCCACGACGATCTCAAGCCCCGCGCGGATGGTCTTAAAGATATCGTTGATCTTCTGGAACACCTTGTCGAGCTTTTCCATCATGGGGCCTTCGTCAAAGTCAAAGTCCGGCGCAATGGCGGATGCTCCGCCGCCACCGCCGCCACCGGACGTTGTCGTGCTGAGTTTGTTGATCTCATCGAACGCCGCGAGCGCGTCTGTCGCTTCCTTTGCCGCCTTGCCGGTCGCGTCAATGGCGGCAGCCTCTTTGTAGAGGTTTTTGCCCGATGCCTCCATGCTCTTCTTTGACTTACCGCTCAGAATCGAAATGATCGTCACGATCTCCGACACAATGGCCGCAAGCAGATTCATCAGCCACGTCAGCGCCGGAATGAGTACGTCCATCAAAGGCGCGGCCAGCGTCAGCAGCGCACCTTTGAGGCGGGCAAAAGCGTCGGATGCCTCTGCGCTGGTCGCAATAGCCGCCTTGATCTGCTTGCGCAGCGCCATGAGCGCCGCCGTGATGACTGAGAATACAAGCATAGAGCGCGCTAAACTCTTGACCTGATCTCTGAAACGCGCGGCATACTGGCCCGCTTTGGCAAGCGCGGAATTCTCCGCCTCGCGCTCCCTGCGTTCCTGCTCCGTATTAGCGATCAACTCACCGGCAGCGACTTTTGCTTTGTCGAGCTTTACCGTCATGCTGTTGATGTTGGCGGTCGTCTCTTCGTAAGCAGCTGAAAGCGTTTTGACCTCCTTCGTCTGCGTGCGCAAAAGCGCTTCCTGCTGTTTGAGCTCCGCCTCCGCAGCGGCGCGGCGGTCTAACACTTGCGTCTGATACTCGTTCTGTGTAAATCCCTGTTTTTGGATCCATTCGCGGTCGTTCAGCCGTTCGACTTCCTTTCGCAGCATCTTCACGCGTTCCTCAGTAGCTTTCGCTGCCTGAGATGCGGCGTCAAGCTGCTTTTCAAGGTTCATCTTATTGCCCGTTTCCTTTTCAAGCTTGCTGTTCAGTTCGGATATCTCGTCACGCAGCTTGCTCAGTTTCTTTTGTGCTTTGGTCGAATCCAAATCACAAGAGAAAATCACACTGCCGTCAGCATTCGCCATTTAATCACTCCTTTCCCAATTTCAACCAGGTCGAAATGGTGGTTTCTTCTTCCTGGCTGAGCTTATTTTTTATGTTCACGAGGTCGCTGTTGCGGCGGTACCATTCGCGTTCGTCCTTTTCGAGCGCCTTTCCTCGTGCTTTTTTGTCGCGGATGCGCACGACCTGTGCAAAGGTGCAGTCACCGAGATCGTTATACGCACCGAGGAACGTCCACCAATGGACGCCCCCGGTGTTGGTCTCCGCATCATAAGGGATTCCGCGGATATCTTGTCCGAATACTCGGTTGATGGGCGGGAGGATCAACGGATAGTCCTGCTCCCAATCGACCAACTTCGGCAATTTCTTCTTGTCCGGCTCTTTGCCGCCATTCTGAAACCATGTAAAACGGTCTACAGCTTCCTGCAAGTGCTGCGGCGGGATATCCTCAGGCGAGACATAGAACATCTGCAAGATGCCCGCCGCACGGTCTGCGCCGTCTAAGTCTGGATCGCTCAGCATTACAAAAATGTCGAGAATTACGCGAAAATCTGTGCGTATCTCATAACTCACTCCGCCAAGCTCGACGGAGGACGGCAATCCCCAATTCATCGGCGATACTTTGCCGTATACTCCTGAATGCGCGGATTCGTTGCTTTCTGTTCACGAGCAAAGGCGCTGTCCGTTTCGTCCATCAGCGCAAGCAGGAAATTTGTCCATACATGCAGGCCGTCCGCCATCGCATAGAGGTTCATATTTCCAAAAATGCTGTCACATACCGGCTCTTCAAAAAGGCCGTCGATGATCTCGCGCATCTCCTTGTCGCGGCGGTCGGCAATGTTGAAAATCTCAACGCGGTCGCCGCACTTCTGTACCTCATCTGCGTATTTATCCTGCTTCTTGTCCAGTGTGTCAAACGCGTTGTAAAGACGCTGGATAAATGCGCCGTCAGTCGGGTTGAATCGAATGATCACATCGCCCTTAACACCGTGCACGGTGTATTCCTGCACACCGTTCGCAAAACTAAGTTCCATATTTATCTCTCCTTAAATTTGTTTTCAGGAAGCTTTGTATCAAAATGTTGATCTCTGCCGCTTATCGAAAATCAGAAGTTCTCCACGGCCTCGCCCGCGAGATCGTCCCATTTTTCGCTCATGCTGACAATTACACCGGGCGATTTGCGCCGGTAGCCGTCCCCGTCGCCGCAACTGTCAGAAATTGCCGAAATGCTGTCCCATGCCCGCATGACTGCGCCCTCCCCGCTCTGGCAGTCAAGAGCGATAGCGTTAAGGGCTGCGGCCTCTCGGCGGCTGTCCGTAGTCTTTGCAGCTTCGGCTGCGTAGTGACCAACTAACTTTAACATGGTGTGGTTGCTGTCGAATCTCTCCATGAACGCGGAGTAATCAGCCGGGGAAAGAACGCCGGTTTTCATCAGCTCAAGGGCGTTATTGTCGATTGCGTCAGGGTTTGCAATATTGGCGGCGCGCACTGCCTGTTCCAGCTCGGCGCGGATCGTGCGGCGCGTGGCCTTGAAGTTGTCCCAAACGCGGGCGCTCACCTCGTTAAAGATGACTTCTGCGTCATGCAGCTTTAGCGCTGCGCGGGTTGTTCTAACCTGCTTTTCCTCGGCGCTGTCTCCGGGCTTCCATGCGTTAGCGTCACGGCTGGCCTGCTGCGCCTCTTGGAGTGCGCGGAAAGCGGTGTTGTATTCGCTGCGGGCTTCTTTGAAAGCTGTATCGAGCTTTCGGGCGTAAATGTTAAACTGGCTCATGGTGTGTTCTCCTTTCCTTACAGTTGACCTCGCAACATAGCATTAAAAAGCGCATTGCTGGCCTTACTGTCCTTTGCTTTTTTCCGTCAGCTCTGCCGCGTACTTCTCAATGGTCGCGCCCAGGTCGGACGCGGCAATACGATTTGCGGAAAGATCGCGGCGGGCAAGTGCGGCGGCTTCCTCGTCAATATTGCGCTTGTCTACGCTATCAAGGATGACATTCTGCCGCATGGTCTTGTAAGCAGCGGCCTCAATTTCGCGCTGGCGCGTTGCAAGGCGTTCGTTATACTCTGCTTCAAGCCGCTTTCTGGCGGCTCTGTATTCAGGGCTGCTGCGTTCAAGCTCGGCTTTTGCCGCTGCGTCAAGATACTGCTCTACCGATGAGTAATCGGTACGGTTTACAAGGTCAAGGGCGCTGCTGAGATCAAAGCCCAACGCGGCTTTTGCCTTTGCCTCTACGCTCTCGCGGGTTTCAATGTTAGCCTTAAAATCCATAATAAATTTCCTTTCTTTTTTATGCGCTGTTGCGCTGTTTTTCTTATACTACGCTGTTTCTCTGACCCATCTGAGAATTTCTCCCCAAACAGGTAATGTCTCAAGATCTGCATCCTTCCCATATAGTTCTCGCAGCTTTTCTTCTAAGGTTTTGCCCTCGTGCTCTGCGATAACCTCAAGTGCCAAAGGGCGCATCTTTTGAACAGCCGCCTTGTGCTCTGCCTCTGTCGGAATTGTCGAATCGAGCAGTAGGAGATCGGACGGCTCAAGCAAATATCGTTCTTTCCAATAACCCATCATTTCATCTGCAAAGGCCATTGCCGACGTTTTATCAGGGAATGTATATGATTTTGTGTGAAGCCCGTCCCTTGCGCTGCCCGGTACCCCATCCCATTCGCGGATGTCTAACTGGTAAGCCCCTGTATGCCCTGCCAGAACCAACATGTGTGGTCTCCACACAATTCTCCGTGCATCTCGTATTAAGCGATCAACCCTGCACTTTATACCGCTCATAGCTCGTTACTCCTGTCATTCTGCAGCGCCGCAAGGCGTGTTTTAATGGTTGCCATTGGTTTCTTCCCTCCATTTCTCCAACTCGTCAATCTTCTTCACTATATCGAATGTCTCGATCAGCTTTAGGCCGTATTCGATCAGACTTCTGGACGCCGCGATTCGATTTGCATCTGTAACGTCCTTGCGCGTTACGATCTCCCGCAGGCAGGAAAGGGCAGGATTTAGGCTTTGCTTTGCCGCTGTCGCCGCATCCTCGATCAAATCAGCTACCGCCTTTTGATATTCCTCTTGAAACTCAGGATCAGCAAGATATCTTTTTAGCGTCGTTAATCCAATGCCCGCCGCCCGTGCAGCCTTTTCCTTTGTTGGCTGCGTGAGCAAAGCGGCAAGCGCCTGTGTCTGTTTATGTGTCAAATAATCACCTCTTTTTAGGCCGTTTTTCACCAATGCGGCCCATATTTACCCGTAGTACTCCATCAGCGGTTTGCGAATACGCGGGTGCCGCAGGGCTCGTATTGCTTCCCGCCGCGCCTTTGCATCAGGCTTTTGACCAAGCCAAAACTCGCTGATGATCGCGTCGCGCTGCGCATCTGTTAGTTGTGCAAGCGCCGCTTGCACGGCCTGTTGAAAGTCCCGTTGTTCGACGTCCTCAAAGGCTTCTTCTGCCGCTTCATCTGGTAGAACATCGGCGATAGTAAAGCTGCCGTCTTCGTTCTCATCCAGTGGCGTATCGAGCGATAAATGATATTTATTGAGCGGGTCTTCTCGCGTTCGTTTCGTCCTCATCCCGTAAGCCTCTACAAATACCGCCTTTAGCTGGATGGTGTACCAAGTGGAGAATGCACCGCTTTCCGGCTTCCATGTCTGCACGGCTTTTAGAAGCCCGATAAACGCACTTTGTTCAAGGTCGTCTAATTCGACACCGCCGCTGCCTTCAAACGCTCTGAGCCACCGTGTGGCTTGCTGCATAGCATATCGGCGGCACATTCCCCACAAGGCCAATACTTCACTGTCGCCAGATTGCACCGACACTGCAATTTTGTTCGCCTGTTCGCCAAGATTTGTGGCAAGTGGTTTTGCTTGCATATCTGCTCCTCCTGTGGTAAAATCAGAATTGACAAATCGGATCCACCACAAGAGCCGCTCTCCCCGTTTGGGGAGGGCCTTTTTTATAATCGAAAATGACGGTTCATTGCCCGCTCAAACTTGTCTCGATCATCAGCAGGCAAAAGCGGAATTACACGGTGCTGCATCTCGTCACGCTGCCGGTAACGCTCACGTTTCCGGCGTGCCGGTTTGGTTGCCGTTAAGATGTTGGTTGCGATTTTGAAATTCATGTGCCAACCTCCAAAAATCCGCCGCGGCGTTTTTTCTCTGGCTCACGATACGGCTCCGAGAGTTCAGTAAACTTTTGATGCGCACCGTCAAAGCTCATCTGCACAACACCCTGCCGCCCGCGGCGGTTTTTCGCAACAGAAACCCCAACCGTGCCGAATTCATCGACGCGCCAGAGAAACAGCACCTTCGAGCCGTTCTGCTCCAACTCTCCGCTATCGCGCAAAGAAAGCAGGGTCGGGCGGTCTGTGTCGTTGACACCACGGTTAAGCTGTGCCGCCGCAATGATGGGGATCTGTAGTTCAGACGCAAGGTTTTTCAAGTCGCGGCTAATCTGTCCAAGCTCGAGATTTCGGCTGTCCGCACGGCGCTCGGCCTGCATCAGGCCGAGATAGTCGATGACGATCAATCGCAGGTTTTGAATGGTCGCCGCTGCACCTCGAACTTTACTCACTGTTGCCGCGGGCCTGTCCCAAAAATGAAGAGGAAGACGTTCAAGGCGGTTAGACGCCGCCGCGATATCGTCCCATAGCTCATCAGTCAAATCGCGGTCAATCAGTTCATCCATCGTCGCCATACTGCGGCGCACAAGCAAGCGCTCGGTCAACTCGGAAGCATTCATTTCCAGCGAGACGAAAAGCGTCTCGTTTCCGGCTCGAGCTGCACTTTCTGCAAGGTCGAGCAGAAAAGCAGACTTGCCGACCCCTGGGCGAGCACCGACGATGATGAGCTGTCCCCCCTCGAACCCCTTCAAAATGCTATCCAATTTTGGGAACCCCGTATCGATACGGGCCTGCTCCTGCGCTGAAAGGCTCTGCAAGGTCTCTGTAAGGGCCTGCGAGACGCTTTTCAGCCGTCCGCCTGCGTTGTCAAGGAGAAACGCCTTGCAGAGTTCGGCAATCGCTGTTGCCGGATTCCCTTCATCGAGTGCCGCAAGCACACCATCTCTTAGCCGCTTCTCCGCGGCTCTGGTATGTAACAGGCGGGCATATTCCTCCGCGTGTGCCACGGTAGGCGTCACGTCGATGCACTCGGCGAGGAACTTACGAGGGTCATCCACAAGCCCGCGAAGACCGTCAGCGGCGATGTTCGCATCAAACGCTTTGCCCCGTGACACAGCGCTGTCCGCAGCGCCAAAAACTGTAGCGCAGGCCGGAATGGAAAAATCGTCCGTGCTCACAAGCTGCCGAAGTTTCAAGACCTGCTGCGATTCAAGACAGACCGTCGCAGTCAAGGAATATTCAAGAGAAGAAGTGTCCTGCATCACGTGCCGCCACCCCCCATTTTTGCCAGGAGCTGCGTGTATTGTTTTCTGAATTTGCCCCCTGACAGGATGTTGCTTTGCCAGAACGAATCAAACTGTGAAAACTGTAAAACCTTATCGATGTCCTCCCAGCTGTGCCCATCCAGTCGATGGCACTTGTCGAAGTCCGCCGCCCAATTCTGCAAGGTCGTTTCTGAATGCGGCGTGCAATTCGGCAAGCGCTCCTCAATCTGATCCGCGAGCCAGCGCGCAGCGCGATATGGAAGCGAATCGTGCTCAAAAACCTTCTTCAATCTCTTCGTTCCGGCGGGAGGCGGAACAAAAGAAATATCTTTATCTTTTTCTTTTATATGACTGACCGCTTTTGATACTGATACACTGCTCGATGTACTTACCGTTTCACTGTCAAAAACACTGCCCGATTCACTGTCGGTTTCACTGACTTTTCGGGGGGTATATTTTAGCCGGTAAGTGTTTGGAGAACGCTTTTTGCCCCGGCTATATTCAATTAATCCAGCAGCAACAAGGCTATCCCTCGCCGCGATTGCTACCCTCTCCGTTCGCGTGTCAAGCATAGACATGAGCCGGAAGTTATCGATCTGCACTTGCTCCGGCCATCGCGCTTCATTGAAGATGGCAAGCAGGCTGTAATAGAGCAACCTTGCATTTCCCGGGAGGTAATTGCTCTTCTGCCATTGGTGGAACGAGTTCAAAAGATCGAGATATGTCACCCACTCACCGCCCCTGCGTCTTGATCCACTCTACGAGCTCATCCGCCGCGATAAGAGTGCTCCCGCCGATTCGATACACTGGGAATCCCGGTAGCCGCATCCAATTATAAAGCGTCTGCCTGCTCGTATCGATGAGCTGCGCAGCTTTAGATGGCCGCAAAAAAAGTTTTTCTGTTTCAAGTCCCACAAAAATCGCCTCCTGTCTGTACCAAACAACATACCACCATATTTTACAAGGACTCAACACATTATCTAAATATAAAGCGCTGCTGACGTCTCACATTTCAGCAGAAATCTCCTGAATGATTTCAAAGATTTTTTCTTTCTCATCGTCTGGAAGCTCCTTCCGAAGCTTGCGCGATAGCTGTGCATCCGCAATACCAAGCGCATCTGCTACCTGCCAAAGCCGAACGCCATTTCCCGCCGCTGCACGTCGAACATCAATATTGCACATTCTTTTCACCTTTCATCATTGTTGTTGACTTCTGATGCTGAGTATATTATACTATCGTCAAAGAGGGTTGAATAGCCCGTTTTCAACCCATAAATTTGAGCAAAAATATTTTAGGATGGTTTTTTAGCCCATTATGAATTATACTGATAGAAAACGCTGTATCGGAAATCGCATAAAAAAAGAGCGCGAGTCACTTGGGTTAAGTAGAGGAGAACTCCTTACTAAGATTTACAAGTCGGAAAGTTCACACAAAACTCTTGCGGCTTGGGAGAAAGGAGAACGACTCCCCGATTTAGACTCGCTTGCTTTGATGGCCGATCTGTTCGATTGTGATATGGGATATCTCTTAGGCGATTATGAAGAGCGCCATTATATAGCTGCCGATATTTGCGGTAAAACGAAACTTTCCGAATCAGCCATTAACAATCTCTTATTATTAGCCAAATCTGAAAGCAATGATGATTTTTGGGCCGACACTCGTAATTATTTGTCATTTCTGCTTGAACACAGTACTGATTTTCTTGTCAACCCAGTAATAAATGTATCCAAATATGTAGATGCCAGCTTAATGATTCGACACTACAAAGATGAAGTCCTCCCTATGTTGCAGTATAGTCCTGAATATAAACAAGATATATGGACGTGGTCAATTAGCGAAAAAGATGCTGAAATTAGGGCAAAAAAGGCAAAAGTTTATAATGAAATTCGACGTTTACAAGATGTGTGCACAGCTAATCGCTATTACAGCGAAAAAGCCGCCGCTTCTGCAATCTCAGATTTTATTGACTATTTAGAAAAACAATGCATCGCCGCAGATGAAGGCAGGAAAAAGTAAAAACCGCCCCCGGTGTTGCAGCACCGAGGACGGTTATAAGGGGCAGCAAACGGAAAGCCTACTGCCCTCCAATCATAACAAATGTAGGAGGAAAAAGCAATGCCAAGAAAAGCAAATACGCGCGCCGCGTCGGGCGCAGGCAGCATCCGGCAGCGGCCTGACGGTCGATGGGAAGCGCGCGTGACCGTCGGCAATGACCCGGGCACAGGAAAGCCGATCCGCCGCAGCATTTATGGAGACACGCAAGCCGCCGTTCGTAAGCAGATGACGGCCATTCTCCGTGAAATTGACCGCGGTACATATCTGACACCACAAAAGACGACAGTCGCACAATGGCTTGATGAATGGCTCGATACCTTTGCCGCCAATAAGATCAAGCCGACGACATACCTTCACTATCAGGCCTGTATCAAGAATTACATCAAGCCACAGATCGGCGCTATCGAGCTTCAAGCTCTGCGCGGCGCACACGTCCAGAAGGTTTATAACGCCATGACCAAGAAGGGGCTGAGCGGAAAGACCGTCAAGAACTGCGCTGCCGTACTGCATAAGGCGCTCTCAGTTGCATTGAAACAGGGAATCATTGTAAGTAATCCCTGTGACGCCGCAGAGCAGCCGAAGGTAGTACAGCGCGAAATAGCGCCGCTGCGTGATGAGGACATTCCGAAGTTCCTTGAAGCGATCGAGGACAGTCCTTATCGAAACGCGCTTGCCGTCTGCCTGCTTGCCGGTCTGCGTGAGGGGGAATTGCTCGGTCTCCCGTGGTCGCAGGTCGACTTTGAAAAAGGGCGTATCACCGTCAGTCAGCAGCTACAGCGTGAGAAGAAAAAGAACGGCGCTTACTACATTGCCGACACCACCAAGAGCGGCAAGCCGCGCACGATTGAGCCGCCCCCGCTCTGCTTTGAATATCTCCGGAACGAAAAGCGCCGGCAGGCGCAAAACAAGCTCAAAGGCGGTAAGCTATGGAGCAACGCTGAAAATCTCGTTTTTACAGATGAACTCGGGACGCACCTCGCCATTCATACCTTTTACAAGTACTTTAAGAAGATCGCTGCCAGTATCGGACGCCCGGACGCGCGTGTGCATGATCTGCGCCACACCGCAGCCACGGTGATGATCGCCAGCGGCGCGGACATTAAAAGCGTGCAGGACTTCATGGGACACGCTACCGCAAGTTTCACATTGAACGTCTACGCCCACACATCAGAACAGATGATGAAGGACACCGCAGCAAGAACGCAGTCATATTATGAAAAGCTGAAAAAGGCATAAAAGGAAGCTCCACTGGTCAGTCGGCCGGTGGAGCTTCTTTCCGCAGTTTTTAGGGGTAAAAAATCCAATTGGGGTAAACTTAGGGGTAAAGGCATTTTCTGAAATGCAAGAATTGAACTTTTCTTAGCAAAACAAGGCAATATAAAAGAAAAAGCAAGGGAAAACACAATGTTTTCTCTTGCTATTCTTGGCGCGGAAGAGAGGATTTGAACCTCCGCGGCGCTTTTTACACGCCCTACTCCCTTAGCAGGGGAGCCCCTTCGGCCTCTTGGGTACTTCCGCAGGTCGATGGAAAAATTCAGTTGGCGGAGAGAGTGGGATTCGAACCCACGGATGCTTTCACATCGCCGGTTTTCAAGACCGGTGCCTTCAACCGCTCGGCCATCTCTCCGGATAATGAGTTCACGTCTAACTCTCAAACGCAAGAATAATATTACCATATTGAAGTACTGTTTGTCAACATAAAATACGAGAATTTTCATAGAATATCCTGTTGAATAAACTCAGAAATTCTTGATTCGGATATCCGATCTGTTTGTAGTGTACTTCCAACTCCCCTGCTGAATTCAATTCACCGGATCGTAATGAGATATGTGAACCACTTTACCTTATCCAATCAAAAAGAATAGCCTGCACTATACGATAGCCGTTCTTCCATGAAAGCAAAAAAAGAAGCCACTCTCTTGAGTGGCTTCTCTCCATGTTGGCGCTACCTATCTTTCCGGGCCGTCTCCAGCCAAGTATTGTCGGCAGAAGCGAGCTTAACTTCCGTGTTCGGGAT